CGCTAGTGACCTTGAGAAGAGAATATGCTAGGATAAAAGATATTAAAACCTCTTGTAGACTCTTCTCTCTCGATTTCTCGAGTAGTACAACTGTAGAAACTTGTAACCTTGGGAAAATTGTTCCCATACAGAGCGATGAACGCCCTACATGGGTTGAAAACCAAGGTCATAGTTTTCTAGAGCGTTCAGCTCGAAGGTAATAGCATTAGATTGCTCAATTGCAAAATTGCATACCTACCACACGGTCACCATGTGGATTTAAAGTGCACTTGCAGCAGGATCGCTTTGCAAGTATGCTACCGGAGCACCAGTGAAGAACCCTAATGTAAAGTCCTCACCAACACTGCAATAAGCACGGATTGACGTGACGTCAGCAGTTGGATTTGCATCGACGTAGCAAGTCAGATCATGAAAGAAATTTCTGGTGTCCCCTCCAGTTACGTCCCCGTTTTTGGCAGGAACGAAACGTTCTTCTGTATAAAATGGCAATTCAACCTCCAAAGCGGCATTCTGCTGGATAGGCGTAACATGCGCGCCTGGCCATCCAGATCCAGCCGTTGGAAGTTCTGCTGCCACCCTTTGAGAAACTGTTGTTCCAGTACCCAAAGGGACAATTGTTGATTGACTGTACACACTTACTGTGGAAGGATCTCGTTCTACACCCATGTAACCGATTGTATCGGCTCCGCGAACGACACTTCCTGTGTACAAATATTTCCACCTAATACCACCCCTCCGACAAGTAAATGCAGGGGTGACATAATTCAACATTGTCATCTTTGCAAAATTATATGGAGTGGGATCAACAGGTGTTGCTGCTTGATGTTTAGCTCCAGAGGCATAGCCTCTATACATTGGAAAATTACTTAATACCCATCGGTTAAAACCCGAAGAGCCCGAAGGCGCTAAGGAATGCAGATAACAGTAACGCTTCAAACATTGTCGAAAAGAAGTTACTGGATCACCGAAAAAGACATCAAGTGTATGATCAGTGCATGTGAGCTCGGGTCCCATCGTTTCCGTGGGCTCGAGTTTCATTGGAGCAGACTCATCAGGAGTAAGATCTGCATCCGGTTGGGACATTTCACCCGATTGTGGAATGTATTCACCAGATTGAGGTGTATACCATGATAGTGCCTGAATATCTAAATCAAACGGATTTGCAACCTCAAAATCTTCCCCTGCTGATACGAACACATTAACACTAACGTCATTATTGGCAGTAGAATTTGGAACAGTGAGTTCGTTAACTACATATACAGAAAGAATACCATTCGCCGTTTTACCTGGCGCACTTCCTAATT